ATAAAAGACGAAGACGATATGTCGTCTAACTCTGCCACTAAGCTGGCGACCCAGCAGTCAATCAAGGCTTATGTTGATACAGCGGTCACTGGCGTCAAGAAGGTCGGTCTTGAGACTATCTATGTCCCGGCAGCGGCTATGTATCCGAATACAACCGCAGGCTGCGCAGACTTAGCGCAGGTTGAGCTATCAAACGGTCCAGAGCTTAAATGCCTAGACTTTGCGGCAGACGCTGATGACTTTGCTCAGTTTACTGTTGCGTTTCCTAAAAGCTGGAACGAAGGCACAGTAACATTTCAGGCATTCTTTACTGTAACTGGAACAAACACTGGCACAGTAGCTTGGGGCTTGGCAGGTAGAAGCTTTGCAGACAACGCAAGCATCAACACAGCATTTGGCACTAACGTAGTCGCCACAGCTAAAGCTCACTCTGGAACGTCTAACGATATGGATGTAACAGCAGTATCTGGCGCAGTAACCATTACAGCCGCAGCAGTGGATACGCAAACGTACTTTCAGGTCATGCGAGATGTATCAGCCGACAGTCAGACAGGCGCTGCGCGTTTGTTAGGCATCAAGCTGTTCTTTACCACTAATGCTGCAAATGACGCATAAGGAGTAACTGATGAGTGGATTTGGTTATAACGTAAGCGGCTTTGGCTCTTTTCCCTCTAGAGGAGCGACTTTAGATGTCGATATAATGGCCGCTGGTGCCGGTGCCGGTGGCGGGTTTAATGTCGGTGGTGGTGGTGGTGGTGGTGCCGTTACTTCGTTTGATGGCGAGCTAGTTAAGTATGACAACAATTACACTGTAACCATTGGAGCGGGTGGAGCGGGTACTAGCTACACAACGGGGGGTGGAATTCAAGGTGGTAATGGTAACGGTTCAAGTATTGCTGGCTCTGGCATAGGAACTTTATACGGTCGCGGGGGTCAGGGTGGCCGATATCAAGATAGCTCTGGAGGCGATGGTTACGTTGGTGGTGGAGCAGGAGGCAGTTTAATAAGTGGAGCGGTATATTCTGGAGGTACAGGTTCTCTTGGCGGCGATGGTGGAGATTCAAGTGGTCAGAGTGAACCAGTTTATATAGGCACAGCAGGGGGCGGTGGTGGATCAACTGGCGATGGTGGCAACGGCACCTCTACTGCGGGAGGGGACGGTGGCGAAGGGACAAACTGGAAAAGTTTAAACTTTGGCACTTACAATCAATTCGGTCACGGTGGAGGCGGCGGTCAAGGTACTTTTGTAAATGGTAATAATCTAAGCACCACACCTTCTTCGGGTGTTGCAAGCGACAAGGGGTCAGGCGGGGTAAATAAAAACGGAAGTAATCTTGCTTTTGCAGTTGCTGGCCCTGCCGGGGGACATGGTGGAGGCGGTGGCACAAACGATAACGGTGCTACTGGTGCCCACCGAGAGGGGGCGGCGGGAGGAGCGGGAGCGGTAATCATACGCTACGTTACAAGTGAGCTAGAAGGTTCAGCTACTGGTGGAACTGTATCTACTGCTGGTGGGTACACATACCACTATTTTACTTCTTCTGGCACTTTTGCCCTGTCATCTTAATTTGGAGGCCATATGGCACATTTTGCTAAAATAATAGACGGTCTTGTCGTACAAGTAATTGTTGCAGAACAAGACTTTATTGATACTCTGGGCGCGGATTGGATTCAAACGTCTTATAACACGCGCCGTAACGTCCATTATGGAGAAGATGGAGAGCCAGATGGCGGCACAGCACTGCGAAAGAATTTTGCAGGTATCGGGCATGTATACGATGCAACAAGAGATGCTTTTTACGGCCAACAAATTTACGCAAGCTGGATATTAAATGAAGACACCTGCGTTTGGGAGGCCCCTGTTGCAAAGCCGACAGATCACGGCAAATTATACGATTGGGATGAAGACACAACGTCATGGGTTCAGGTCGCGTAAATGATTGCTGAAATAACCCTTGTAGTTGGCGCCTTAAAGACTCTGAACGCGGGGATTAAAACCGTCAAAGAGTCAGGTAGTCACCTGTCTGATTTAAAAGGGTTATTTTCTACAATCACAGAATCAAAAGTTGCTGTCGAGACTATCGAAGAGGCTGCCAAGGCTGGTGACCATGTTCTGACTCAGGCTGAGGCGCTTGATTTGGCATGGGCAAAAGCTGAGATACGCGCTAAAGAGAAGGAACTCAAGAAGCATACGCCACGGGAAGTCTGGCGCGATATGCTGGCAATACAGCATAGGTCTTTAATGGAAAACAAGGAGCGCTTGAATAAAGAAAGAATGGCCAAGCTGCGCCGAATATCCAAAAATGAAGATATTGTTAAAAACATATGCGGTGGCCTGCTTTTGTTAGCAGCGTTTTCCGCAGCCTACTACTATGGATTCTAATATGGCAGAAGATACGATCACCCGCATGGAGGCCCATGAAACTCTGTGTGCTGAACGCTATTCCAACATCGAACGTAGGCTTGATGATGGCGCACAAAGATTTAATAAACTAGAGCGCATGTTATGGATGATGTACCCCGTGATCATCTCAATTTTTGCTGTTTCAAAGTGGATACAATAATATGTTGCAAGCATTGATAGGCCCAGTTTCTAATCTGCTAGACAAGTTTATATTAGACAAGGATGTTAAGGCCAAGCTGTCTCACGAGATCAGCACGATGGCAGAACGCCATGCTCAAGAATTAGCCAAGGGCCAGTTGGAAGTCAACAAGGTGGAGGCGGCACATAAGTCTTTGTTTATTGCTGGATGGCGTCCAGCGGTGGGATGGTCGTGCTGCTTCGCGCTAGTCTATTCTACTATCCTATCCCCTATCTTGGGTATCTGGGTTACTGTCCCCCCAGTAGATAGCTCCCTGCTTACTACTGTGCTGATGGGTATGCTTGGATTAGGCGCCATGCGCACCGTAGAAAAAACCAAAGGCGTTCAGCGCGAGAAATAAAATAAGCGTTGCTGCTTGAAAGGAAAAATTGATGGCATACATTAGTATAGATATTCCTGCTGGCGTCTTTAAGCACGGTACTGACCTAGACTCAGTTGGCCGGTGGAGAGATGCTAACCTTATTAGGTGGCAGAACGGATCTGTTCGCCCGGTTGGCGGTTGGACCTCAAGAAAGGCAAGTGCTTTTGCATACGCTCCCAGAGGGGCGCTTACTTGGAACGATAACAGCGTAGACGCGCACATTGCTGCGGGAACTTACGAAAAACTGTATCACCTTACCCCCGGTAGCACTGTTGCAGATATTACTCCCGTCGGACTTACCTCTGGTGACCTTCATGCCACAGAAAATATTGGGTATGGCGGGTCGTTTTATGGTTTGTCAGAGTTTGGCACACAGCGCCCGTATGATGGAGTTCCTGAAGAGGTCACAACGTGGTCAATGGACACTTGGGGTCAGTATCTGATTGCATGCTCTTCAAAGGACGGCAAGATATACGAATGGCAATTAAACACTGCCGCTAAGGCTGCGGCTATTACTAATGCCCCAGTAGGCAATGGCGCCATTGTTGTCACCGAGGAGCGGTTCCTGTTTGCTCTTGGAGCTGGCGGCAATCCGCGATTAGTGAAGTGGTGTGACAGAGAAGATAATACTGTCTGGACCGCTGCTGCGACCAACCAAGCGGGTGACCTTGAGCTTCAGACCTCTGGCGAGCTAATGTGTGGCATCCCGGTGAGAGGCAGAACTTTGCTGCTAACATCTGTCGATGCGCATGTTGCAACCTACAACGGACCGCCAACTGTTTACGGTTTTGAGCGGGTTGGAACGTCGTGCGGAACAATCTCTCGCATGTCTGCGGTAGCCGTAGACGAAGGCGCCTTCTGGATGGGCTCTAAGAGCTTCTTTACCTACAACGGCTCTGCTGTGCAGGAAATGCCTTGCGAAGTCTCAGACCACGTTTTTAAAGACATAAACCATTCTCAGAAAAGCAAAGTATTTGCCGTTAACAACTCTCAGTTTGGAGAGATCTGGTGGTTCTACCCAAGCGGCGATTCTCTTGAGAACGACCGCTATGTAATATTTGATTACAAGGAAGGGCATTGGAATATTGGTGAGCTTGCTCGCAGCGCAGCGGTTGATGCTGGCGTATTGGATAACCCGGTTATGTTTGATACGTCAGGTAACGTGTACAACCACGAGGTTGGATATGATCACGGGACCAGCGAAACGTATTTAGAAAGCGGACCTGTATCTATTGCTCAGGGTGATCAGATTGCAAAGGTTAACGAAATAGTCCCTGATGAATTAAACCAAGGCGATGTCACGCTGACCTTTAAGACTCGGTTCTATCCTAACGACGCCGAAACCAGTCATGGGCCATTCACTTTATCTAATCCAACAGGAGCTAGGTTTAGTGGGCGGCAAGTTAGAATGCGCATTAATGGCAGCGAACTTAAAGACTGGCGAGCTGGCAAAATGCGGTTGAACGTAATCCCCGGCGGTAATCGATGAGCTTAGCTGAGAATCCGCCACCCCCGTTAGGACCGGATTGGAAGCCTTGGGGCGAACGTCTGGTAAGCTTTTTATCTAGAACAAGGTCAAAGCTTGCGAACTACATTGCAGGCGAATCAGCGTTTGATGATGGCGTTATTCTGTGGGACAGGACAGGCTACCCGGTAGTATCTAAGAATGGCGAGTATAGGCAAATTGTTCTAGCTGACGGATACGGTGAGTTTGCAGCTACCAGCAGCATAACCGCAGCTCAGGCAGACACTGCCTATACGATAGCTTTTACGTCAGTAAGTGCAAACGGCGGCCTGTCAATTAACGGATCTGACAACACTAAAATAATGTTTGCAGAGGCCGGAGTTTATTCGATACAAGGGCACTTGCAGCTTAGATCATCAAATTCATCGGCGAAGACAGCTTACTACTGGTTGTCGGTTAACGGGACTGACATAGATCATTCTGAAAGAATCTCTCTGGACGCTAACAACGCCTATACGGTTCTTGGCGTAAACGATCAAATCAATATTGCGGCAGGCTCTTACTTGCAGGCAAAATTTGCTGTGACTGACACTGCTTTATGGCTTGATGGAGCGGTTGCAACTTCATTTGCTCCGGCGTCTCAGCCCATTGCCCTAACAATAACCAGAAGTCGTCAATAAATGCTATAATCGGGCCCTACAACAGGGGGACGCATGACCGAATTAGCGCAAGAATTAGATCGTTGTGAGAAGTGGATTAAAGCGGCGTTGGAGTACAGCGGCGGAACGCACGAGTACGAAGATATTGTCGAAGCTATTAAGAGCGGATACATGCAGTTTTGGCCATCTCCGAATGGCTGCGCAGTAACAGAAATAATCTCGTTTCCAAGGAAAAAAGTGTTTCACATATTCTTGGCTGGCGGAGAAAAGAATCAAATCGTAGACATGGATGAGTCGGCGGTAGAGTTTGCAAGATCGCAAGGATGCACGGGCATGACAATTGCTGGCCGTAGAGGCTGGGCAAGGGTCTTATTAAGCAAAGGGTGGACCGAGGCGTTCACTACACTTAGCAAGGATATATGATATGAGCGGTGGTAAAGGCGGTGGTCAATCCACAAAAGCAGACATTCCAGAGTGGGCAAAGGCGCCGACTATAAGAAACTTGCAGAGAGCTGAGGACGTACAGCAGCTTGGCTACATGCCATACTATGGCCCAGACATTGCTGGTTTTAACCCCACACAGCAAGCATCTATGCAAAACAACCTAGACGCTGCCGCTGCATTTGGCATGGCCGCTCCGGGTGATGCTATGGCCGGTATGCCACAGGCGACAGACTACGGTAACGGAATGTCGGGCTACAGCTCTGCCCCCCTGTTTGAAGATGCTGTTGCTCAGTTTAAAGAAAAACAGCCAGAGTACGCCAAAAAGTACGACGCTTTATTTGGTAACGACTCTGGCGCAGGCAATTACAATTTCCCTTCCTACGGTGAAGGCGGATCTATGGGTATGCCTAATTACAATATGGGCAATCCCGGAAATGCTGGAGGCTTTTCTTTTAACGGAGGCAGGCAATCAATTATGCCAGACACTCGCGGCGGCAACTTCCCACAAGGTCCAATTGACAACGAGCTTATAGCCCAAAACATGGATTATAATGTTGACGAAATGATGATGAATCTGAGGAAATCATAATGGCTGGTGGAAACGGTGTACCTCAGAACACGGGGATGGTTGGACAGCAGATGATGGGTGGCCTTAAACCGGGACCGGGGACGTTTGGCCCAACTTCCCAAGTGCCTTTTAACCCAAATATACAAAATGTGGTCAGCCCGACACCCGGAACTGGAACGCTTGGCCCAGCTTTACCTTCCGTTGGTGTTGAAGAGCTCGGCAGACAAAGTATTCCGCTTATTCCCCCCGGTGGCTTTCCCCCTCCCGGCGGTCCATCTACAGATCAAGGCCCTGTAATGCAAGGCGATCCAATGGATGTCCCCGGTCAAAATCCCGGCAGTGGCGGCGGAAAAGGTGGCGGCTCAGCTCAACCACCCAACATTAACCAAAGCGCAGCAAGGGGCATACAAGGCGCTATGGCTGGAGCTGGTAGAGAGATGATGTATCAGCCGTTAAATGTTAATTCATCCGGCTATGGAGCATCTCAAGGCCGTGCTCAGGGTTATGGAGCTGCTCGCACTGGCGCCCAAGGTTATGGCGCGACTAGAGCTGGAGCAAGAGGGTTTGAAGGTGCTGGCGTAGAATCTACTGGTTACGGATCGCAAGGCTATAACCCAGCTCAAACCGGCTCGCAAGGTTTTCAGGCTGCTAATGTAAACGCGCAAGGATACGGCGCCGAAAGAACAGGGGCTACTGGATTTGAAGCTGAAAGAATAGCTGCATCACCTGTTGTCCAATCCCGTGATGTTGCCGCAGGGCAGCTAGGAAGCACAAACCTTGGCCAATACATTAACCCATATGAAAGCCAAGTAGTTCAATCTACATTGTCTGACCTAGACAGGGCTCGCCAAATGTCGCTTAACGATGTTGGTGCTCAAGCAACTGCTGCTGGCGCTTTCGGTGGTTCTCGACAGGGTATTATGGAGTCGGAAACAAACAGAGCATTTGCTGATCAGGCTGCAAAGTCTGCCGGGCAACTTAGACAGGCTGGATTCAATCAGGCTCAAGGAATGGCCCAGCAAGATATCGCCACAAGAATGCAGGCCGGTCTTGCTAATCAGCAAGCTGGACTTCAGGCTGGCACAACTACTGCCAATTTGGCCCAGCAAGCAGCTCTTGCTAATCAGTCTGCCGGTATGAGGGCTAGTGAGTTTGGCGCGTCTTCAGCTAATCAGGCTTCTCTGGCAAATCAAGCTGCTGCGAATCAGGCTTCGCAATTTGGAGCATCTGCTCAGAATCAGGCTGCTGCTCAAGCATCTGCGCAACAGCAGGCGGCTTCACAGTTTGGAGCAAGCGCTGCTAATCAGGCTGCTTTGGCAAATCAAAACGCCCTTAATCAAGCCGGGCAATTTGGCGCACAGGCGGCTAATCAAGCTTCACAATTTGGTGCATCGGCTCAAAACCAAGCAGCAGCTCAGGCGTCGGCACAGCAACAAGCAGCTTCTCAGTTTGGTGCTCAGGCAGGTAACACTGCTGCGCTCACTAATGCTGCCGCAATGAATCAGGCAAATCAGTTTGGTGCTCAGGCGGGTAATGTTGCAAGCCTATCTAATCAGGCCGCGCTAAATCAAGCTAGGCAGTTTGGATCTAGTGCTGCCAATACGCAGATGATGAATAACCAGAATGCGATTAACCAATCTCGACAGTTTAACGCTCAGCAGTCTCAGGCGGCTCAGTTAGCTAATCAGCAGGCAGGATTGGCTGGATCTGGTCAGCGTCTAGGTGCGGCTGGTCAGTTAGGCTCGCTATCTAATCTTGGCTTCGGAATGGGCCAGACTGTTAACCAGAACCTTGCTCAGCAGGGTATGATTCAGCAGGCTATCCAGCAGCAGCTTATTGATGCGGCTAAAGCTCAGTTTGAAGGTTACCGTCAGTCGCCATACCAGTCTATCGGATTACTGTCTCAGGCACTTGGAGCATCTTCAATACCTCAGAGCCAGCAAACCCGTAAAGACCTTGGCGCTACAGATTACCTGACAATGGCAGCAGGCTTGTTTGGTTCTGACGCACGACTGAAGACCAATATTAACCAAGTAGGAAACCTGCCAAATGGCTTAGGTCTCTACACTTGGGATTGGACTGAGGACGCCATAGATAAGGGCTTAGACAACCACATGACACTGGGTGTAATTGCTCAGGAAGTAGAGAAGGTGATGCCTGAGATGGTAGTTACCACCCCATCCGGCTATATGGCTGTAAACTACGGTGAACTGTACAAGGACCTATAAGATGTTTGGATATAAGAAAGAAGATGACAAAGAAGAGATGCTCCGCAAGATGATGGAGAGTGCCGGTATGGTTGACCCTGCATTAATTGAGGGCATGAAAGCCAACACCGGGGATATGATGAATCTCGGTCCTACAGCTCCAAGCTTAGCTCTACCTACGGATGCGGCTCAACTGCTAGATCCCAACATGGCGCCTAACACTGGTGCAATGGATAATACTGCGGCAATAGGTCAGGCAATGGCTCAAGGCAACCCAGCAACTGATGCAGCGTTTGGTCAGGCAATGCAAAATGCTCAGCAGCCGGGTATGGCAGATAGAATAGGTAACGCGATGCAGGGTATGTCTCACCAATACCAGCCTCCGGGAATGCTACCACTACAGCGCGGCGGCGGTATGATGCCATTGCCTGAGATTCCAAATATGGGACAGCCAATGATGCCCGGTCAGACAAATGAAGGCGACGTCGATATGAGCGGCCTTCTGGCTTTAATCGGTAAAATGGGAGCGTAACCATAATGACACCAGAACAGATGCAGGCAGAGATGGATCGCCTTAAAGCTAACGGCACGTTTAACCCGGCTGCTGGCTTTAATCCTATGGCTAAGTTTAACCAGCCAATGGGCGGAGCAATGCCTAAGCAGTTTCAGGTTCAACAGGCTCCCCCGCAAGCTCCTCAACAGCCCCCTCAGCCTAAGCAGGGATTGTTATCTCGCCTTGGCTCAGGCATCCAAAATTTTGTTGGCGACAAAGAGAAGATGCAAGATTTGCAGGCCATGTTCAATACTATGCGCTATGCACCTGACGCTGGAATACAGCAGGCATATGTTGATCGCCAGAAACAGAAAAGACTGGGTAGCACTGCTAACCAAACTGTCTCTGAGTTAATGAGGTTAGCGAAAAACGGCGACAAGCTTGCTGGTGAGGCGGCTAATATGATTAGCGCAAACCCTCAATATGCCAAAGAAATATACCAAAAATACGTTACTCAAAGCTTAAAGTTTGGTGGAGGTCAGTCTGCGTATGAGCAAGCCGTAGAGGATGGCTTTACGGGAACTAGAACGGACTTTGATATTCAGATGGCTGGTGGCGGATTAAGTCTAGGCCAGCAAGTAGATTTAGAGTTCGACACAAGTATCGCCAAGAATCAGGCGGCTGCCATTGAGGCGGATGAGAAACTTTACACTAAAGGGCGTGAGCTTGCCGCTTCAGTGGCGCAGCTAAAGGCTTTGTCCCCTTACGCTGGCACAGAAGGGTTTGTTGCTAAGCTAGGGCCTCTTAAAAACCTGCTCCCAGAAGGCTTTGCTGGAAGCTCTGTTGATGCATATAGGCAGACCCTAGAAGGGTTGGTTAGCGCTTTACGAGTACCCGGCAGCGGAGTAATAACAGACGCAGACGCCGTAAGAATTAAATCGCGAGGCGGTTCTATTGCGCAGAGCCCAGAAGCTAGAGCTGTGGCACATGCGGGTTTGGAGGCTATGGCTAGAATGCAAATGGAATTAGGCGAGCTTGCGGCTAAATTTTATAGTGGAGGTATGGAAAGAAAAGATTATTTTTCACAGAAAAAATTAATATTAAACCAGCCTTTGTTAACTGACGCTCAAAGACAAGCAATAGACAATTTACCAACCGGCAATTCCACAATTGGCAAGGTTGATGCCAATGCTGCTTTGGCAGAATTAAAGAAAAGGGGTTTGTAAATGAGAGGCGTAGAGCAGCTTACTAATGAGGAGCTTCAGGCAATTGTTGCGGCAGAAAATACTGGCCAGCAACCTAAATCCGTAGATCAGCTTTCAAACGAAGAGCTTAAAATTCTTGCTTCAGGTGGGTCTTTGCCCTCTTTTGTAGCTGAATCTCAGCGTGGGCGCACATTTGCTCAGGGTGCGTCTTTTGGTTTTAGTGAAGAAATTGAGGCTGCTGTTCGATCTGTGCTACCTGAATCATTAGGTGGCGGCGAGTATGAACAAATTAGAAATGAGTTAAGAAAAAATTTACGCGACTATAAAGAGCAAAATGGTAGCGAGTCACTAGGTATAGAGTTGGCCGGTGCTTTTATTCCATCTATTCTTATGTCACTAACGGGAATTGGAGCGACGGGTGCTGCGGCTAATACGGCTCGCATTCTGAAAGTCGCGGCAGGCGAATCTGCGCTGTCAGCAATTGGAACATCTGAGGCTAACCCTATTAGTGGGCAGTCATTGCAGGATGTAGCGTTAGGAACTGGCACAGGAGCTATTGTAGGTACAGCCGCAGAAAAAGTTATGGGAAAAGCTGGTAAGCTGGCACGAGGTCTTGCGGATTTCACTAGGCGCAAAATGAAAGGCGCTGACTCCGCCGTGCAAGCTGAGTTATTACGATTAGTAAAGGCAACCGGATTGACTGTTGATGAAGTAATATCAGACGTCGCCAATGGCCGTATTATTGCTGATAACGCAACTCTTTCTGCTGCTATTAAAGGCATGGTAAATGAAGGTGGCGACACAGCTCCGGCAATACTTAGTGCTAGTGGAGCCAGAAGAGAATCCACAACAGCAGAGGCGAAGGAGTCACTAAACCGCGCTTTAGCCCCAGACATTGATGATCCAAACGTGCTTAGAGCACGTCAGGCAACAGAGGCTCAGCTAAAAGAAGACAGGTCTGACGCTTACAGTAAAGTTTATGCAAAACCGGAAAGCCAAACTGTAACCCCAGAGGTTTCAGATCAGATGCTGAATATTGCTCAGCGATCCCCAGACATGCGTAAAGAGCTTGAGCAGATTTACAATGCAGAGGGCATAGTTCCGTTATTTAAAACACTTCCAGATGGTTCTGTTGAGTTTAATAGAATGCCAACTTTGGAAGATGCGGAGGGAATGCGGAGAGTTGCTAAAGAAACCACGCAATCTTTGTACACCGAAAATCGGGGTAGATTGGCTGGGATTGTAGGCAGGCAAGAAGGCGGTTTGCGCGAGTCGATTGATTCATCTTCCCCAGATCTTGGTAAGGCGCGAGCTGGTTATGCCGGTATGAAGTCTCAGAACGAGGCTTTTGAGCTAGGCCAAAAAAGAGCTTTAACAATGGATGTTGATGAGCTTGAGATTATTGTTCAAAAAATGCCAGCAGAAAGCTTGGATGCATTTAGAGCTGGAGCTATGCAGGCATTAAATAACCGAGCGCGGCGTAGTGGAACAACGCTAGAGAATATGGCTAAAGAGGATGTTCAGCTAGGTGCGGCTCTAAGAATATTGCTTCCTGAAAATCAGGCGCCTCAAGTGTTAGGCAAGGTAGGCAGGGCCGCAGAAGCTACGTCAATGGATAAGATTCTTCAGCCAAGGGCTCAGTCTATGACTCAAGCTTTGCAGCGTGAAGCTAAGCTGCGAGGCAGCGGCGTTGGGATGGATGACGTTGCCAGAGGCTTAGGTGGAGACCCGTTAGCGGTAGCCAAATTAATGATGAACATGGTCCCCTCTGCTGAAGGTCTGTCAGACCGACAGATGGTAGAAGTAGTCAAAATGCTGTATTCTGAGTCGCCAGAGCTAGTAGAGCGAGCATTAAAAGACAATACCTTCACTGGTGAGCTTCTCAAAAAAGCTGATGTTCTAGCGGCCCGTGTTGCCAAGACAGCTAGAACAGCAGGATCACAGCAAGGCGCCCAAATTCCCGGCGGGGCAGATCCAATTCCGGCTAAGGTTGGTAAATTTTTCTAGGAGTAGTAAGTGGAACTTAAACCATTAGAAGCAGATGACGTTGAGAACATTGCGCGTGAAGCAATTTTGGACGCTATTGATTTTGTTGAAAGTGATGTAGCTGAGGACCGAATTAAGGCCCAACGCTACTACAACGGAGAAGTCGATATTGGCGAAGAAGAAGGCAGGTCATCTGTCGTCTCAACCAAGGTCCGCGACGCCATTAGATCTATCAAGCCAAGCTTGCTTAGAGTATTCCTATCTACTGATCGCCCGGTTGAGTTTGTGCCTACAGGTCCAGAAGATATTAAATTTGCCGAGCAGGCTACTAAATACATCCAGTATAAGTTCCAAGAGCTGAACGGATACGATGTATTAAATGACGTTTTCCATGATGCCCTTTTGAAAAAGACCGGAATTGTTAAGGTCTATTGGGATACATACGAAGAGAGCGAAACGTACACATTTAACAACTTGAATGACATGGAATTTTCTACCATCGTCAATGAGCAGAATGTTGAAGTTGTAGAGCACATTACTAACATCTCTATCGAGCTAGACGAGTTTGGCGCTGAAATAGAAATGCCGCGCCATGATTTGAAGGTTAGCAAGATCAACGAAATGGGCGACCTTTGTGTTGAGTCTGTTCCGCCTGAAGAGTTTTTTATTGATCGTAACGCAAAGAGTATCGATACGGCATACGTTGTTGGCCACAGAACCGAGGTCAGAGTAAGTGACTTGGTAGCAATGGGTTACGACTTTGATGTTGTGTCTGAGCTGTCTGGGTTAGGTCACTCTGACACCTTCTCTGATGTCGAGCGCTATGAGCGTCGAGGCTATGAGCAGGATTACCAGCAAGACGATAATGCTATGGACCCGTCTATGCGCATTGTGGCTCTTACCGAGCTGTACATGAAGATAGACGTAAACGGAACTGGCGTTGCAGAAATGCAAAAAGTTGTTCTGGGCGGATCTGCATATGAGCTATTAAGCTTTGAGCCTTGGGGAGACCAGCCGTTTGCTGCGTTTGAAATTGACCCTGAGCCTCACACTTTTTATGGCAAGTCTATTGCTGACCTACTATGCGAGGACCAAGACGCTGCCACAATGATGCTGCGCGGAGTGTTAGATAATGTTGCACTAACTAACCACCCCCGCACCGAAGTCATCGATGGCGCAGTTAACATGGATGACATGCTAAATAACGAAATCGGCGGAATCGTCCGAGTGCGTCAGGGCGGGGCAATTGTCCCTCTCACCGTGCCGTTTGTTGCTGCACAGACGTTATCGGCCATTGAATACTACGACTCAGCTATTGAGCAAAAAGTAGGCATATCTAGAGCTAGTTTAGGTCTTAACCCTGACGCCCTACAGGCTACTACTGCAACCGCAGTAAATGCTACAATGCAGGGAGCTGCCGGGCAGATTGAGGTAATGGCTAGGAATCTGGCTGAAGGCGGTGTTCGCCAGATGTTCAAACTGATGCTAAAGTTAGTCATAGAAAATTGTGACGAAGCAAAAATAATGCGCATTAGCGGTGAAGATTACATCCCGGTTGATCCACGGTCTTGGAACAAGAAGATGGATACCTCTGTGAATGTTGGTTTGGGCACTGGTCGTGAGGACCAAAGAAATGCTGCCTTGACTCAGGCGCTGCAAATGCAGATGCAAATATTCCAGAGCTATGGACCGTCAAATGGGCTGGTTTCGATGTCGCAGATCCGCAATACACTGGCAGACATGCTGGCGTTAAATGGCGTAAGAAATGCCGACAGATACTTTGCGCCTATGAGCCCAGAGCAAGAGCAGCAGTTATTAGCGCAGCAGCAGCAGGGTGAGCAACAGCCGCCAATGGATCAAGGCACAGCCTATCTACAGGCAGAGCAGTTAAAGGCCGAGGCTAAAGCTCAGACTGACATGGCTAAGCTCCAGATTGATGCCCAGAAGGCTATTGCAGCAGATGACCGGGAGCGTGATAAGATGGACCAGAACCTACTGGTTAGCGCCGCTGAGATTCTTGGTAAGTACGGCACAGCAGTAGATGTAGCGCAAGTTAAGCAGATGCAGAACGTGCCTAGATACCCGGCAGAAGCCCCTGCACAAGCTGTAACCGGCGGTAGATTTTGAATATTAAAGCAAAAGCGGCCAGAGTACGGACGCTTAGCAATGACGACACCTATAAGGAAGTCATTAAAGAGATTCGGGATGCGCAAGTTAATGTATTCCTGAACAGCCAGTCTCAATGTGAGGCTATTACCGATGCGCATGATATAATCAGGGCGCTAGATAAGATCGAAGATTACTTCCACACCGTATTAGCGGACGAGGCAATACTCGACAAGAAAGAGAAAGGAACAGCACCGTGGAAACGACTGAGAACCAAGAAGTAGAATTTGATGGCACCATTGAAGGTGCTGTAGCCAGCATTATTGAACCTGAAGAAGATTTGGAGGCGCAGGATGAACTGCCCGAAGAAGAATCAGAAGAGTCCGATGAAGATGATGAGGCTCCTGACGACGACTCCGATGAGGATGATGAGTCAGATGAGGAAACGGATGATTCCGAGGACGACGAAGATACTGAAGATGCCGCCCAAGAAGGCCAGTCATTCACTGTCAAAGTAGATGGACAGGAAGTGGCTGTAACCTTAGATGAGCTCAAGCAAGGATACAGTGGTCAGAAGTACGTCCAAAGGGGTATGCAAGAAGCTGCGACGCAGCGTAAGCAGGCCGAAGAGGTTTACAATGCCCTTTTACACGAGCGCCAAAATATTGCTCAAATGTACCAGCAGATACAATCTGGTGGAATGATGCAGGCGCCACAACAGCCGTCACGAGAATTGTTTGACACCGACCCTATTGGGTACATGGATGCCAAATTAAAATACGATGACGACGTTGCGGCATATAGTGGTCAGATGCAACAACTTGAGGCTGTGACACAACAGCAATCTCAAGCGCAGCAGGCCGCTACGCAGGCATACCTACACCAAGAATTGGAAACCCTGAAACAGCAGATTCCTGAATTTTCCGACGAGAAGAAAGCATCCGCAGTACGCGATAAGATGTTAGCTGTTGGCTCGGAAGTCTATGGATATCAGCCAGAAGAGATCGGTCAAGTAATGGACAGCCGGGCAATCAGAGTATTGCACGACGCCATGAAATACCGTGAAATTATGAATGGGAAGAAAGCTGCGGAAGACAAAGCCAACCCTGCAAAACGCAGATCGCGGACAGTGAAGGCTGGTGCTAAACCGACAAATAGCAGTAAAAAGGCGACCGAGAAGAGACGATCAAAACTTAAATCCAGCGGGAGTATTGAAGATGCTCTCAGCTTAATCCTAAAAAATTGAGGTAATACATCATGGCTCAGCCAACAAACACGTTCGACTCATATGACGCAAAAGGAATAAGGGAAGATTTGGAGGACGTAATTTATCAAATTAGTCCCGAAGAGACCCCATTCTACTCAGCTTGTAAGAAAGTCAAAGCCAGCAATACTCTGCACGAGTGGCAAACCGACACCCTACGCGCAAGCGCTGACAATAAGCACATTGAGGGAGATGATACAGCTTCTGAAGCCCGTGCTGCTACAGTCCGTCTTGGGAATTATACGCAGATATTCAAGAATTCTGTTAGCATCCCTGACACTGACGAAGGCTTAAAGAAAGCAGGCCGCGCAGCGGAGCAAGCTTACCAAACCCTGAAAATTGCAAAAGAACAAAAATTAGACATAGAAGCAGCTTTGTTTGCTAACAACGCTCGCGTTGCTGGTAACGCAACTACTGCTCGTGAGCTTGCTGGCGCTCCAGCTTGGTTGGTAACTAACTCTACCAACGAAACTGGTAACTCTGGTGCTGATCCTACCGGCGACGGTACTGATGCACGAACTGACGACGGCACCGCTGTTGCATTTTCTCAGGCACGTTTTGACACGACTATGCAAAGCATCTGGGCACAGGGCGGAAAGCCAGACGCAGTTTATCTGTCTAGCTTCCAAATGAACATTGCACTTGGCTTTACAGGTAATAACAACCAGCGCTCACAGGTTCAGGCCGGTGATGAGAAAGTTGTTAAAAGCCTTGCAGTCTATGTAACGCCTTGGGGCACTGTGGAGTTTGTTCCTACTCGTGAGAACCGTTCACGCGACGTATTCATCATGCAAAATGACATGTGGGCAGTTGGCGTATTGCGTCCAACTAAGAACACTGCACTTGCTAAGACTGGTGATTCGACTCGCAGACAGGTACTTACTGAGCTGACTCTGATTTGTAAGAATGAGAAGGCGTCTGGTATCATTGCTGATAACACTGTTTCCTAAGCAATGTAGTATAGAAGAGGGGGCTCCGGCCCCCTTTTTTTTGGAGTGAATATGGCAAAGCCAGCTAAAGGTAAGGCAAGAGTAAAAGTTACATCTTCTGGGAAGAAGGTTTCCTATGGTCAGGCAGGAAAGGCAAAGTCGGGCGGGTCTAGAGTAAAGCCGGGCACCAGCAAAGGCGACAGCTACTGCGCTAGAAGTTTAGGCATCAAAAAAGCACTGCCTAAGTCTCAGCAAAATGACCCGAACACCCCCAATAATTTAAGCCGCAAGAGATGGAAGTGCTCTGGGGCTACAAGCCGGAGAAAGTGACATGAGCTTATATGACAACATTCACAAAAAACGAGCCCGAATTAAGAAGCAGAAAGAAGCTGGCAAAAAAGTAGAGAAAATGCGCACACCCGGCACGAAGGGTGCGCCCACTAAAAGCGCCTTTAAAAAGGCCGCTAAAACTGCAAAGAGGAAATAGACATGCCAATGGTTAATGGTCAGAGATACGCCTATACAAAGGCAGGCAAGGCTGCTGCAAAAGCGGCAACTAAAAAAGTAACCAAGAAAAAGGTTCCAGCTAAAAAAAGGAGCAAGAAATAATGTTAGTCAAAGAAATTATTAAGCCAACCGCGACAGGTATTGTTGTCGAGAAGACTTTTGATAATACCGCACACATTGAGAAAGCTAAGCAGATCCGAGAGGCTGGCATTGGCCAAACTGGCGAGAGCCGTCTAGTCGGCACAATCCCTATGCACATTGTTGCTGAGTGGGTAAAAGAAGCCGGGCTTAACTGGGATGATCACGAGGCCAAGAAGGATGTCATTAAGCGCAAGATGCTGTCTGGCGACTTTGATAAGTTTCGTATCTGGAAGGGCACCTACTAGTGCGCTACTTCAGCATCTCTGACTTTGATTGTCAGGAAACAGGTAATAATCAGATGTCTCAGGATTTTGTGCAGAGGCTAGATGAGCTCAGGCACGTTTGCGGATTTCCCTTTGTGATTACCAGCGGATACCGTGACCCAGAAGGCCACAGCATAGAAAAAGCAAAATCTACTCCGGGCACACATAGCCGTGGGATTGCCGCCGACGTTAAAATCAACAACGGCGCCGAAGGTTATGTAATTGTATCTGAGGCCATGAAGGCTGGCTTTAAAGGCATAGGTATTGCCAAGACCTTTATTCACATCGACGACCGAACCACAGCGCCTGTTATCTGGTCCTACTAGGTTCCACATAGAACATGCCCTGCTTATTGCGGGGCTTTTTTTTGCCTTTTTTTTATTATATGTAAAATAATACTTGACGCTGTAAAGAGTAATGCCTACACTAGAACCTCAATCAAAAAAACAAAAGGGCTACAAAATGAATTATTCAAGATGGAGGGAGCAGTTTGAGATAGTTGTAAGCAAACTAGCTAGTTTAGACAGCAAAGAAGCTAAAGAAGCATGCAGTGCGATGGAATGCTGGGCGCAAAATGGTTGCAATAACCCTGAACCAGATGCGGAAGAATGTGCAAGCATTTATTGTCATGTAATGAGTAACCTTGACGAGATGGAATTGGGTAACAAGCCGTTTTATACAGATGTTTACAATATCGAATTTAACATCTAAACAACCGCCCCTCCGGGGGCACATGCTGTAGGAGGCAATATGGGAATCAACGAGTTAAACGATCTGGAGCGCGGCGAGTATGACTGCGTTCTAGGTTATCCGGCCCTAGAAGGGCAATCAGATGCTTACGATCTTGGATACGGTGAGCAGTACAGCAAAGAAATGACTGTAGGAGGTGCAAGTGGAAATTGAAAAAGGTGTCGAGTTAGTTTCGCACAAAAGCAGTAAAGGGTGCGGAGAAAATCAAAAGGTTGCATTGAAAATGGAATCTGGAGATTCAATCTTTTTTAAGTCATTTAGCAAGTGTCAGTCTTTTTATTTGACGATGCAAGGGCTTGGAATTAAAGCAACAACTAGAAAGCAAATGAACGGATATAGAATCTGGAGACTGTAGGAGGTCAACATGAAATCAAGTGAATTAATTAACGAGCTGGCAACAGCACTATGCAAAGCGCAGGAGCAGATGGGCGGAGCTGTTAAAGACAGCGCCAACCCATTCTTCAAGTCTAAATATGCCGATCTAACGTCGGTAATTAAGGCGATCAAACAGCCTTTTGCTGACAACGGATTAAGCTATACCCAGTTCCCGGTAACTGACGAGAATGGCATGGGCGTTTGCACCCGGTTAATGCATACATCTGGCCAGTGGCTAGAAGGCCAATTTACGCTGCCAATGGTCAAACGAGACCCACAGGCTGGCGCCAGCGCTTTGACGTATGCTCGGAGAATATCTTTATCTGCCATTGCAGGGGTTCCAAGCGCGGATGATGATGCAGAGTCTGCAACACTGCGCGGTGATGATAAGAAGATTGTATCTGACGACCAGATTATCGCCATCAAGAAATTACTTGATGAGACTGGTGCTGACGGCGAGAAATTCTGCAAGTGGCTAAAGGTTCGCTCTGTGGATCAGATTCTAGCTGTACACTATGATCGCGCTGTTGCCGCGTTAGAGGCCAAGAAATGATTATCCTAGACCATGAGCAGGGATCACCAGAATGGCTTGCTGCAAGACTGGGCAAGCCTTCTGCAAGTATGTTTTCTAAGCTTATAACGCTATCTGGGAAGCCAAGCACATCAGCCGATGGGTACATAGATGAACTAATCGCAGAACGCCTTACAGGCAAGTCTGAGCCCTTTCACGTTACTTCTTGGATGGAGAGAGGCACTGAGCTTGAGCCAGAGGCTAGGGAAGCATACGAGTTCATATCTGGGAATGATGTAATAGAGACTGGATTTATCTTAGATACCAGCTTTGAGTTTGGCTGTTCGCCTGATGGGTTGATACTTAATGAAGGCGGTTTGGAAATAAAATGCCCTGCGCCCAAGACAATGGTTAGCTATTTAAGAGACCCTGAGATTGGCGTAAAGAAATACTGGCAGCAGATACAGGGCTGCATGATGATTGCCCAGAGAGATTGGTGGGAATTTTTTGCCTATCACCCTGAGTTACCGCATGTTTTAGTGCGGGTTAAACGCGATGACGAATATATCGCAAAACTGTCTGTTGAGGTCAATAAGGCCGTAGCGGAAATTTTAAACCAAGTGGAGAAGTTAAAATGAAAGTAGGATTATCACTGAGAATCGACGTAACCAAAATCGACAAGTCACGCCTTTACACTGGCAAAAAAGGAATCTATCTAGACGTTACGACGTTTGTTGATACTGAAAATGCAGATCAATACGAGAATAACGGTTTTATTAGTCAGACAGTCACTAAAGAAGAGCGTGACGCTAAGGTCCAGACGCCAATACTAGGGAATGTAAAGGTTATTTATACTGATGGCCAGCAAGGCGCCCCGGTAGCAGGGAATGCAGTCGCTCAGGTGGCTGATATGACGATGGAAGAGCTGGACGAAGATATCCCCTTCTAGGTAAAAAAAGCCCCCTACGGCACAAGGCTTTCGGGGGCTAAACTACCATAGGAGAAAACAGGACCGGGGGAACAGCCCTGCGTCATCAGAATAACACAGGACATTTAATTATGACTAACGCAGGACAATGTTTAATAATCGCCCAAGAGCAGCGCGGTATCAACTCCAGTCAACTAGCAAAGACAATGGAGGTAAGCCGACAGCGAGTCTCACAGTGGCGTAAACAGAAGAATATGAAGCTCCACACTGTGCAAGGATTATGCGAGATTTTTGACTTGACGCTGGACCAGTTTTGCCAGATAGCTTCAGAATAAATAAAACCCCCGTTGCGGGGGCTTTACAGTAAGCCGGGAAAAGGCTTATACTTGATGTGCGAAGACCAAGAAAGGCAAGTTTATCATATTGTACGATACCGTACACTCGCAAGACTCCCTTTCTTTTTGCAAATAATGTTTGGGCTAGAGGCCGACGAAACCCTTAGATAAAACGTCGGAGCGTGGTTGACCCTCCAGTACATAGCCCCCAAAGCAGATCGGTTTCTGCTGAGGGATAGGTTGGATATCCGATACAGACATTGTTTTAACCGCTAAGTTGCTTTTGCCCTTAGATCGTAAATTTTACTTTTGCTAGTAAAAGGGTTTATAACATCTTGAGTTTAGTCATATATCTACTGAGGCAACACAAAGTAAATATATCAGTAACCTTATAATTACTAACTGGCGAGGCTTGCCGAGCTAAAGGAGAGAGAGAATGTCTGGTAAAGGCAGTAAGCAGCGGCCAACTGACAAAGCCGCATTTGATGCAAATTTTGATAACATTTTTGGGAAAAAAAATATCAATACTGACAACAAGGGGAAGTGCGATGAAAACACTAAGCGAGAAGCAGCTACTAAAGAGAATAAAAAGTAAGTACGACTACCATCACGGAGCGCTGCACTTTAAAGATGGAGAGCGCAGGGCTGGCAAAAAGGTAGGGACTCGAAGCGGCATATACATGACTACCACAGTTGATGGTGCGCTCTATTACGTTCACAGATTGACGTTCCTTTATTGTAATGGCTACCTGCCTAAAATGTTGGATCACATCAATAATGACCGCCACGATAATAGGATTGAAAATCTGCGCGAAGCAAGCCGCAATCAAAACAGCCACAATCGGGTTATGAATAAAAACAACACCAGCGGCGTAAAGGGTGTAACCTTTCACAAGAAGACCGGCAAATGGATGGCAAGGGTAAGATACAATTTGGATGTTATCTATTGCGGTATATACTCTGAACTTAAAGACGCCGAAATAGCTGTAAAGAAAAAGCGCGAACAGTTGCACGGCAAGTACGCCAATCACGGCTAATCAAAAAAATCATAGGGGAATATGATGTTATTGAACACTAAAGAAGACTGGCAGCCAGAAGAGGCTGATATCATTAAATGGCAAAGGGCTTACCCGGCCATTAACGTACACCAAGAGCTAATGGCTATGGATTCTTGGTGCGACGCAAATCCAACTAAGCGCAAGACTCCCCAAGGAATCAAGAAGTTTGTTAACTCTTGGCTGGGCAGGGCTCAGAATCAGGGCGGGTCACCGCAAGCGCAAAAGCAATCAAAGCCTGACAGCATCCGTGCCAAATCTATCGACATGCAGATGACAGACATAAGCTGGCTAGAGGGCGACGCCTACCTAATGATGAAGCAGCATTACCTTGAGACCCTCGGCTTCTATTACGATGGAGAGCTTAAACGTGCCTGATAAACGATACGACTCACGGCCAGCAGGGAAGCAACCAAGAAAATATAAATTTGTAGGTGAGCACCCGGCGCTAGAAACGGGTGCTTTCTACACGCTGCGCGAGATCTCTAACCTGACAGGCGTTAACAACAAAACAATGCACAGCAGGATGGTTGGCAAGGGTGAGGTTGCCAGCAAGCAAGTTAGAGAGACGATGGACCCATTTGGGGGAAGGTCTAAACCCCGCGATGCGGAATACGACCGACTGAATAAAGAAGAATTAAAAGTATCTGACAAGTGGCTTAGAGTGAAACTATAGGGGAATAAAATGAGTCAAGGTGACCATGTAAAAATATCAAGCAAGTTAGAAGTAGAGGCTAAGTTTGCCCATTTAATGAAAAGGGCCAACGACTGGGAGTATAAAACGCCATTGTGCATACGGCTTGAGCCTTGGGTAGATCCGCGCACACTTAACCAACTGGCAATATTCCATATTTGGTGCAGGCAGTTATCGCAGAAGTTTATTAAGACGACCCCGGACGCTACGGAAGAAGGAGTCAAGTGGATGATGAAACATAAGTTTCTGGAGTCAGAAACCATTAAAGTTGGTAAAACGGTGCTTGCAGACCAAATCAAGAGCACGTCTAAATTAACAAAAGGGGAGATGTGTCACTTCCTAGATCAGGTTTACGGCTGGGCCGCCGAAAGGGATGTATATTTATCCTTGCCAGAGTACAATGAATACACCGAATTAAAACGGAAACAGGATAAGTAGCATGTCTAAAATAGATCCGAACGTATTATTAGAGTTTGCGAAAACTGAAAGGCAGACTGAAGTTTGCCGGGCAGTAATAGCGAGCGGCTCGAACAACAAAGCAGCTAAGGCTTTAAATGCCAATCGCCGGGTAGTGGATAAGATAATGAAATCCCTAGAGCGCCATGCTGCCGAGAAGGCTGTTGCTCCGCACCGAAATGTTGATCAAGAGACGATGGAGGGATTTGAAGCAAAGCGCGTTTCTACCGCCTACAACTCTGATGGCGATATTGCGCTGCAATGGATTATCCAAGAGCCGCACAAGCGTAGTATCCAGCAAAAAGTTGATGCAATGATGGATGGCATCCGCGACGACCTGAGCGGGTTTAAAAAGCCTGCCAAGGCGCCTAAGCGATGCGATTCTGATTATTTGGCCCTTTATATTATCGGCGACCATCACTTCGGGATGCTTGCGTCGGCTGAATACAAGCTTGATGACGAAAATTGGGATGTGAAAATAGCTACCAAGATTTTGATTGATGCAACAAGCAAGCTGGCCGACCGGGTAGGAAATGCAGAGACAGCTATACTTTGCAATATCGGCGATTTCTTTCACGCCGACTCAAGCGCCAATACAACCACCAAGGGAACTCAGGTCGATGTAGATGGTCGCCAAGCAAGAACCTTTAAGCTGGCTGGCCGGTTATTCCAGATACTAATTGACAAGCTTTTGGAGAAGCACAAAAAAGTTGTCGTAGTAAATACTAGGGGTAACCACGATTACGATATGGCCTGCTATCTATCAAGCGCCATCGAGCTTTTGTATCAGAAGGAGCCTAGAATTGAGGTGCTGCCTAACTACTCTAAGTTCATCCACATGCAATGGCATAACTGTTTATTCGTCTTTCACCACGGCGACAGAATTAAGCACGAGCAGATATTCCAAACCGTTGTTAAGAATTTAGACAAGCAGTGGTCCGAAAGCAAAAACAGATACTGTCACTTAGGCCACATTCACCATCACATGGCCAGAGAGATATCGAGCTTTCATTTTGAGCATCACGGCTGTCTGGCTTCTAGCGATTCTTGGCATTCTGACATGGGCTATTCGTCAGAGCGCTCTATGTCGGCCATTGTCTACCACAAACAGCACGGTGAGGATTCACGAGTTAAAATTACAGTGGATGGGCTGGATGAGTAATGTTATTTCGCTGCCGACAAAAACAATTAAAATTACAAGGCTTTACTGTGATTGTGGGGTGCCTTTGTCGTATTGGATTGATGACGCTGATAATAGCTACGGTTTATGCCAGCGCTGCGACTTACATGAGCCAGAAGAGATTATTGTCAACCATTCGGAGAATGATAAATGAACAACGCGACAGAAGAGCATTGGTCCAAGCTGATCGAAGAGATACCCACGATGGAGCGATTTGAGATAGATCTAGAAGAAGATGACCCGGTGAACAGCCCCAGCCATTACAAGTCTGGCAGCATTGAGTGCATTGAAGCCATTGAGGAAAGTATGTCCCCAGAGGCTTACCGAGGATACCTCAAAGGCAATTGCATGAAGTATCTATGGCGTTACACCTACAAATCTAACCCGGTCGAGGATTTGCAAAAAGCACAGTGGTATTTAGCCAAGCTAGTTAGCCGGGAGATCTGGAACAATGGCGATTAAGCGCGACGCTGCGGACAAATGGTTCTCTGACGTAGTAAGGCAAAAGGCTGGGTTCCAGTGCGAACATTGCGGCAAGCAGGACGGCAGGATGGAGTGCGCACATATCTGGGGCAGAGCGGCCAAGTCGGTCAGGTGGTCAATGGATAACGCACTTTGCCTGTGCCATTACTGCCATAAGGTCTTCACGGCCAACCCCCTAGACTTCGGTGTATGGCTCCAAGAGCATGTAGGGCAAGGCCACCTAGATTTGCTTAGGGAAAAATGGCAGGTGCTAATGCCTACCAATAAGCAGCTCAGGGCAGAGATAGCCAAGCATTACCGCGAAGAGCACAAGAAGATGCTTGCAGATGATACCTACATCCCAAGCTCTTATAACTAAAAGTTCTTACCAGATCCTGCTTATTCCAAAGTATTGTAATCGAAAAGCTTGACAGTTTAGTGGTTAAGGCCTATTATTAAACCTCAATAAACCAAGGGGAATAAAATGGACACTAACAACTTGCCAATGGATATCGACCTACTTCCAGCAGACGCTAAAGCTTTTGTCATTAGACTGGCAAACGATGGTCACATATCAGACTGGGATGAGGCTTTTGACGCGCTAAATGAGTGCGCTGCTTTTATGGCAGAGCCTAACCCAGATACATTTGATTTTAATTAAAAAACCAAGGGGAATAATATGTTAGATCGTCACTCAATGACTTACAGCCAACTCAACACTGTTGAAAAAGCTAAGCTAGAAAAACAAGAAAACCGCGCTGGATGGATTGGCGCGGCTATACTCATAATCATGTATTGCGCTGCTAGTACAATGGAATACAATGACTGCATAAATCTGGGGGTGTGCTAATGTCTTACCATGAACTTAATGACATCGTTGCCGGGCTGATGAGCCAGAAGCCATTATGGGAAGGTGACCTAATCGATCTGGACGACAGCGAGAAGGACATGTTGGCCTTTACTTGGCTGAACACCCACCCAACTTGGTTAGACGACGTCTATCCGCACACTTGCAGCGACAGATACGATCTTGCGTTATCTATGACCTACGGCAGCACATCAAGAATGCTGGCCGCTATGTTCCGTGATGCGGAACAGGACCATGAGGACGAGTGCGACAATGATGCGTACTTCTCAGAAGCTTTAGACAACTTCTCTGACTCTCTGGATGCTGCTGATTTTATTGAGCAGGTAAGAAACAAGATCTACCTGTACCTAGAAGATGACATGCGTAACCGGGTAGAGCAAAGCTTTGCCCATATGCTGCAAGAAGAGCGATCCGATAGGGGGATGCATTAATGAATGTTTATTTGCGTGAAGTTTACGAGCTGTGTGCTTCTGTTAATCCGCCTTCTGATCCAATCAAAAACAAGGCGTATTTTTTGAAACTAATTGAGGAGATAAAAGAAATCTCCGTGGAGGGTCTGAATGAAAGATCAAAAGAAGAGCTCTAAAAAGAAAATTGACGAAGCCAACAGGCTGGCAGATCGTCACTTGTTTAAACACAAGGTTGAAGATAAGCTGTTACAGTTCCGTAAATGGGCAGTAGAGCCAGCTTGGATAAGCAATGGCCAATGTCTGGTAATATTTATTTGTTTAGTAGGTTTTGTAGTTTACTAGCCGAGGGTGCATATCCCTTCCTGCCAGACTGATCCGCTGGTGTGCTGTTAAGGATCAGGCCAAGGTCTAATGTACCTTTGACCCAGATTAGCCCACTGGGGTGCCGATACGGGCTACCTTCCATATCATATTTGGTATGTCATCAATAGGAATACGTCATTGGTGCATATATCCCAGACGCCTTACAATGCCGCCTTAGCTATGTACAGAATACTGTACGGCACAATTACAAAGGCGCCCCATGATTCTATTAATGATTATCTTCACCGTTATCTCCCTCACCGCAGTAGCAGTAGACGACATAGCCTAATCTGTGTCCCGAAAGGTTTACATTTTCCCCTATTCAATGCACAATACCTTTAATCTATTGACATAAAAGGTGTCGCATGGACTATTTAACAATATCAAAATGTCTTGAAGACTGTTTTGAATTGGAGCTTGGCGATCAGATGGTTCGCTTTGATTCCATACTTGATTCCCTAATGACCACTGACGTCCCCAGAGAAAAGCTACGAGAAGAGCTGTCTGATTGGAAGGATGAGGTCGCCAGCATTGTAGACGACATCGAATATGACGCTATTCTTCAGCACGAGAGGCAGAGAGAGTTTGCCACTATGTCAGAAGAGCTGTTTGGGACCGAGGTTTAATCTGCTATGCGCAACTTGACGGTTAGAGGTATAATCGGATGATGATTAAACTGACAACTGACGAGAACGTACACGAAGCCGATATGGACTTGGTCCGCGATTATGCTGAGGCATTAGTAGACCGAGACAAGCAATTAATGATTGAGGTGCTTTACCTGACTCACCAGCGCATGGAAGGATCATGCCGGTGCTTTGAGGTTAACTGCATTTGTGAGCCTAAATGAGACCATCCATATTCACCGATGAGCTTGCTGCCGACATATGCAGGCGCCTATCACTAGGGGAGAGCGCTAGACAGATCTGCCGGGGTGACGACATGCCGGTGATGTCTACGTTAATGAAATGGTTGACAGAACCAGACAAAGTTACGTTTTCGGAGCAGTACGCGAGAGCCCGTGACTGTCAGGCTGACTTTTACGCCGATGAGATCATTGACATAGCTGATGAGCTTAGCGAAGGGGTAGACTCAAACACTATCAACATAGCCAAGCTGCGCATAGATAGCCGTAAGTGGAAGGTTGCTAGGATGTCGCCCCGCAAGTATGGAGACAAGCAGCAGATCGATCATACGAGCTCCGACGCATCATTTAAGCCTACAGTCATTAAGCTAGTAGCGGAGCCATTCCCTGATGATAGCGACTGATACCGCAGAGATCAGGTTACCTCCCAAGATAGTAGATGTATTCTCTGGCGAGGCGCGTTACAGGGGAGCATATGGAGGTAGAGGGTCAGGTAAGACTAGATCGTTTGCCCTGATGACAGCAGTCGCCGGGTATAAGCATGGAATGTCCGGCCTAAGCGGCCAGATACTCTGCGCACGAGAGCATCTCAACTCCCTAGATGAATCATCCCTAGAAGAAATTAAGTCGGCTATCAAGAGCGTTCCTTGGCTTCTAGCGTATTACGATATAGGCGAGAAGTTTGTCCGGTCTAAGGATGGGCGCATCAACTATGTGTTTGCCGGGTTACGACGCAACCTAGACAGCATTAAGTCTAAGGCACGGATCATCATTGCTTGGGTAGATGAGGCTGAAGGTGTATCTGATTCTGCATGGCAGAAGCTAATCCCTACGGTCCGAGAAGATGACTCCGAGATCTGGGTCACTTGGAACCCTGAGACTAAGCATTCAGCTACTCACCGACGCTTCCGTGCCAACCCTCCCCAGAGCAGCAAGATCTGTGAGATCAACTGGCAAGACAACCCTTATTTCCCCAAAGTGCTGAACAACGAGCGCAAAGAAGATATGGAGCTGCGCCCGGATGACTATGGTCATGTCTGGGACGGCGAAATGAAGATCCATGCTGACGGCGCCTATTACGCTGTTGAGATGCGAGAAGCTAAAGCTGAGGGCAGAATAAGTAACGTGCCATACGACCGCGCTGTTGGCGTTGTAACAGCTTGGGATTTGGGGATAGGTGATTCTACATCTATTTGGTTTGCGCAGTTCGTAGGGGCTGAGGTGCGCCTTATAGACTATTACGAGAGCAGCGGTGTAGGTCTGGATCATTATGTCGCCATGTTGAACGCAAAAGGTTATGTATACGAAAGCCATGTATTGCCGCACGATGTCCGGGTCAGGGAGTTGGGCTCAGGCAAGTCTAGGCTAGAGACTCTTGGAGCTCTGGGGGTGCGTCCCGTTACTATCGCGCCACAGCTAATGGTCGATGATGGCATTCAGGCCGTGCGCTCTATGATTCCCCGGTGTTGGTTTGACGAAGAGAAGTGCGAGAGAGGCATTGACGCCATCAGGCAGTATCGCCGGGACTATGACGACAAGGGCATGACTTGGAGAGGGAGACCGCTGCACGACTGGACCTCTCACTGCGCCGATGCGCTGCGTTATCTTGCTGTCGGATACAGGCCCACGTCATCTAGCTGGGGTGAGCCATTACGCCGCAACCTGAAAGGCATTGTCTAGCCAATATGGTATAATCGAGGTTTTTGGGACACTAGGCTAACTCATGGCAATTGGAAAAATTAAAAAAGGGCTGAAGGGTTTAATGGATTTGCTAGACGAGCCCGTAATTGACCCTAGTCTTGTAAACCGGAAATACTCAAACCGCACCGCTGCGGTCCTAGAAGATTTTTACCGCCCTAATATTGCCAATGACGTCCGCACCTTCGATCAGGCCCCATTTAAGCTTTCTCAATTAGAAGGTCGGGGGGTAATGTTTCCTGAGTCTGATGTGACGGCTTCTGGGTACGATTTAGTCGGGATTGGTAACAAGCCTTTAGCAAGGCCAGTTACGATGGAGACGGGTGTTGACCATATATTCTATGCGCCTGATGAAGCTCTATGGAAGAACGATGCTAAGGTTGCAAACAAGTATGTAAAAAGAGCCAAAGCAAGGCAGGCAGAGGTTGAGAAGCTAGGTAAGGATACCGGCGGTCAAGATGTTTTCCTTCTCCCTTACGAGGGCGGCCCTCAGTCTAGTGATTGGTGGACCGGCATCGGCAGGACCATGATTAATTACAACCTTGAGAATGCGCCTGCAAAATCCGTTTCTTTAATGGATGAGTTTATTAAATCCAAAATACCTGACTGGCCGGGTGCGGATAGCCCAAACGCTGAGAAGATATGGAATGCAACAGGCGGCGGAACCCGAATGGAGGTTACTGCTGCGCTTGATCAAATGCGTTTAGAAGGCGGCCTAACTGAAGGTCAGGCTAGAGTCGCAACCTCAAGACAAGATCGTCTAAACATACCTCACGGATCATTGCAAAATGTCGGCGTCTTAGATATTGATCGCGGATTCACGCCAAACCTTAGCCCGGACTACAACGCCTCTCTTCACGGTGAGGGCGTAGGGGTACTGCAAGAGCCCGTGACTGCCTATGATTTCTTGTTGGACCGTACAACCGCAAGCGGCAAGCCGCTGGCTCCCAGATCATTACAGTGGCAGGACACAAGCAAGATAGTCACTGAGCAAGACCTGCGCAGGATGCAAGACAAAGGAATAAACATAAATTCTCCTGCATCTGTCGGCGTACTAGGAGCTGCGGCTGCGGCTGCGGCTTTAGTCCCTGACGAAGCCGAAGCTGGGGTATTAGGCGCAACACTAAAATCTGCAAGAGCCACAGCAGACCAATTTACAAACATAGCAAGAAAACAAGAACAGGGTATACCGTTGACCCCAAAAGAGATGATGGTTGGAGAGAAAGGGGCCACGTTTTTAAACCCACAAAAAGAAGCCACAGCGAGAGTATATGATGCATTCAGAAAGCAAGTTAGAGGAAAAAAAGAGCCGCTGTTTGACACAACAGGAATCGACGGGGCAATCACTATTGGAGGTCAAAAAGGAGCTAGAGGACTTTCACGGTATACCTTCCCTCCAGAGTATCAAGATGTTGCGACAGAAGTTGGAGTTGCAACGCCAGACCTCATTGAGTTAAGTTCAAACGCAAAAGGCGCCGCAGTATTCCGGCAGAAACTGTTAGAAGGTAAGGACCAGTCAAAATACGGGGCATCTGTTGAGGCGTATAGTCAAGGAGACTACGAAGGACTGCGGCTGTTTATCTCAGAAGATGGGTCGGCAGGGTACGCGCTAAAGCCTGACGGAGACATCGTGTCTGCATTTTCTACCGGGGAAAACACGGGTGTGGCGCCTCACATGATTATGCATGCCTTAGAGCAAGGAGGCACCAAACTTGATGCTTTTGACACAGTGCTGCCTGACTTGTATGCGCAATTAGGGTTTAGAGAGTCTGCAAGATTAAAATTTGATCCAAGTCAGGCCCCGGAAGATTGGGAAATAGCCACATATCAAAAGTTTAATCAAGGCCAGCCCGATGTGTCGTTTATGGCGCAGAACCAAGGGAATGCAATCCCTGTTGAGCCTAATATGGTTGAAGACTATGGCACTGCTTTGGATCTTCAGTCAAAGGATGTGGGATTGTTGGGCACCGTAACAGGCAAGAAAGCGCAGCAAGCAGCCCCTGTTGCCATGACTGGCATCTTAGGCGCCGGAATGAGTGATGAGTCAGATGCGTCGTTAGCTAAGTTAGCTGCAAGAGGATTAGAGCTTACGGACATGATTGACCCGAAAGACAGTCGGGTTGGAGAGTATTTTTTATCTGAGCCAGATAGCACTAAAAGCATTGGCGTTTTAAGAACAGACAGTGCGGTAGACAGCGGGTTTGACGACGGATACATGGCTTCACAACTTACGGAGATCGACCCAGAGTACCGCAGGCAAGGTTTGGCTGGTGAAATGTACGCTGCCGCAGAAGAGTTAAGCGGTAACAAGCTGGTCCCGTCTACTACATTGTCACCTGACGGCGCCGCAATGTGGAACTCCCGTGATCGCGGCCTGTTAGAGCAAGTGCAGCAGAAGATGGGCTCAGACAACTATGCAACCGTTGAAGATGTTTTAAATCCAGACGGCATGGGGCCTAGTGTTCAGCTTAAAGGCTTTGACCGCAAGTATGCGGCGCCAGCAGCAGGGCTGTTAGCTGCGTCAGAATATGCAGAGCCTAGAGAATACCGCGAAGCCCCAGTGGTCGAAGAGACGTCATTTGGCGACATGATCCAAGAGTACGCCGACATTAACCAAAGAACCGAAGCGGCAGAAGATCAAAAGTTTGATGCCCTGATGAGAGAGGACGCCCGGCTGCGAGAGATGGGCTCGGCTTCATTTGGAAAGTTATCGCCAGAGCTTGCTGCTTACCGTAGATCTCAGATGCTACCGGGCGCAGGTGAGCTTGGCATGGGTGTACTTGGGGGTGCGGTAGATTCGCTAGACTTCCTGTCGCAAATCCCGAAGTATGTTAGAAGCCCGGCGTCATTCGCGCAAACAATGGCCTTGCCAGCAAAGACCCCTTTAAGGGATCGGCTAGGCGGTCTTCTAGACTACAACTTCATGGATAAGCGAAATCAGAAGGCAATTGACGAGGCTCGCTTTATTGGAGGGCTATTAAGCCCCATTTAATGGTATAATCGGCCACCTTACTGGAGTCCATAATGGCAATTAGTACATACAGCGAGCTACAGTCGGCAATGGCTGACTTCTTAAATCGCTCAGACCTGTCGTCTATTATCCCGACGTTTATCTCGTTGGGCGAGGCGAGGATGAACCGGGACATACGTCACTGGCAGATGGAGAACCGCGCTTCTACTACAATTGAGGGGCAATACCTATTAAAGCCGTATGACTGGGTCGAGACAATTCGATTCCATCTTACCGGGCAAGATACGTCGGTTATCTCACTGCTTAGCTCCAGAGCTATGGCAGATAAGCGTCAGGCAGGGTCCAACATTGCAGGAAAGCCTGCTTATTACGCTCACTCTGAAAACCAGTTTGAAGTATTCCCAACCGCTGATGGCATTTATGCCGCTGAACTTCTTTATTACCAGAAGATCCCCGCATTAGCTGACGACGCAACCACCAACTGGTTACTGTCATCCTACCCAGACATCTATCTCTATGGATCGCTACTTAACTCTGCACCATACCTAGCCGAAGATGGCCGGGCTGAAGTGTGGGCGCGATTGTATGGCGAAGCTGTAGACAAACTTAACTTAAACTCTCAATCTGCCGCTTATTCTGGCGTTGGATTAACTACTAAAATACGAGGACTCGGATGAGCTTTTCAAACTTTCTAGAGACAGAAATACTTGATCACGTTTTTGGCGCCGCTGCTTACACTGCACCGTCAACTTTGCACGTTGGTTTATACACTGCTACCCCTAACGATGCTGGCGGCGGCACAGAGCTGTCTGGATCAGCTTACGCTAGAGTAACTGCTACATTTACAACGTCTGGCGCCACTACGTCAAACAGCGGCGCACTTGAGTGGGCTACAGCTACTGGCGACTGGGGCACTATTACGCATGTTGGCGTATTTGATGCCGCGACCTCTGGCAACCTGTTGGCATATGGCGCACTAAGCGCATCGAAAGCTGTTGATACGGGCGATGTATTCCGCATCCCAGCAGGCGATCTCGACATTACGTTGAACTAATATGCTGTACGGCGAGTACAGGTACGGCTACTCTACATTCTCAGACGCTGCTTCCCCAATAGGCGGGGAGGCCGTGCTGTCTGCTATTGCTACTACCACCATCATTGGTGGCTTAAAGCATGGCGGCTCACTTGAGATAACCGCAGTCGCTGCATTTTCGTCAGCAGGGCAGAAGATACATTTAGGCTCGGTAGAGCAAGAAAGCTTCCCGTCGGTTTATGGCGGTTATGTTTACGGGGCGGTGGACTATAGTGCCCCCAGAATTTCCTACCCAATCTCTGCGTCGTCATCGATGGCCGCTGCTGGAATCAACGTCTTTCAGCGATCTGCGGCACTAAGTGCTGCATCTTCTCAGGCTACATCGGGCAACATTACTGCGGCAGGCGGATCTACATTCTCGGCAGTCTCAGCTACTGTGACGAATGGCCAATTATCGGTAAACGCTACCGGCAATGTTACAGCCAGTAGCGGTGCATTGATGTCTGGAAACATTACAGCGCGAGGTGTAACGGTTATGCCGGGTGTTGCAACTCTCAGTATTGACGGCACGTTGCTTTGGGTTGATATCCTGCCTGCCAGCAACACATGGGTAGACGCTGCATAAGCAGCACGAATATGGTCGTTATGGCCAACAACTAAACTTTACGGAGGCCGCTTAAATGGCTGATACAACTACAACGACTTACGCACTTGTAAAGCCAGAGGTCGGCGCGTCCGCTGACACTTGGGGAACCAAGTTAAACACTAACCTAGATAACATCGACAACTTGCTCGACGGTACAACTGCCGTAGCAAATATGGACCTAAACACTCCAGACATCGATGGCGGAACAATTGATGGATCAGCTATCAACAGCGCAATCATCGGTGGCACAACTGCTGCTGCGATTACAGGCACTGTTGTTGTGGCTAACACCTCTGTCAATATTGCTGGTGATGGCGCAACCGTTACCGGGATAAAAGACGAAGACGATATGTCGTCTAACTCTGCCACTAAGCTGGCGACCCAGCAGTCAATCAAGGCTTATGTTGATACAGCGGTCACTGGCGTCAAGAAGGTCGGTCTTGAGACTATCTATGTCAC